GTATGATTTTATCGCAGATAAGAATCCGACGGAATCATTAAAGAGTTATTCACCTCAGATTTCACAAGATTTAACAATGATTAAAGGTGAAGATGACTTTGAATATATTTACGAACAGATGATGAAATCCGTACCAAACAATGAAGAAGTAAATACAAAAGCTTTACTTGTATTCATGTTTGATGGGGACAAGACTAAAGGTTATAAAGCGTGGGAAGTGGACGCTAAATTGATTTTCGACACATTGAGCGGTGTCGATTCAAAAATCAACTTCAACATTAACTTTGCAAGCGATATTCGTGTCGGAATTGCAAAGGTAGCAGATGGAACAGTTACATTCACAGAAGGCACATCAGAAGTATAAGAAAGAAGAGGTAAATCATGAATAGAATCACGTATGAAGGGAAACAGTATGAAATCCCACCTAAGACAATTGATGTATTAAAAGCAGAGGACGCTTGTAACGCATTTCACGCTACACATGAAGAAGCATATCGAGCTAAATTCGATTATCTGAAAACAGTATTAACAGATGAACAACTAGAAAGCATGTTAGGAAGTGCAGACTTTGAACAAGTGGATTTAATGGAAGTGTTATATATTGCGAATTTAATTGATGAAGAATATTCAAGAAGAACAGATGAACAAGTAATGAAGAGAGCTAGAACATTAATGAACGATAAAACAATCAAAAGCTTAATTGATGCAAGCAATGCAGTTTCAAAGGTTACGGAAAATAAATGATTGATTTACGGGCAAAGGGCTTGCCAAATAGCATACAATCGCTAGATGGCGAGCCTATTTTATTAAATACAGATTTTCGGTTGTGGATTCGCTTCTATGAAGAATTTGAAAGATTCAATAATCATGTTATTGATGAAATAGATTGTTCTTATTTATTCGTAGATGAACCACCTATCATAGATAAGCATATTTTAAAAGAGCTAAAACGTTTCTTATATAACCCTTCTAGTACGCCTAGAAGTGATTCTACAGGCGCTAAGACATTAGACTATGTACAAGATGGTGAATATATTTATTCGGCTTTTATGCAACTTTACGGAATTGATTTAACCGAATGTGATATGCATTGGCATAAGTTCTTAGCATTGGCGAATAATATCGTTGGTGATTCTACATTGTGGGGATATGCAAAAAGCGTTAGGGGATATGAAAAACCTTCAAAGAATGATACACAAGATAAAGCATATCAAAGAGCAAAAGAAGCGTGGTCTTTACCAATCGAGTTAACAATAGAGGAACAAGAAATGAAAGATGAATTTGATTCATATTTTGATGTTTAGAAAAGGAGGTGGCAAATTGAATATCAGATGGAACATTAAAGTTTGATACCAAGATTGATACAAGTGGTCTAGAGAATGGAATGAAATCCGTTCATGTAGTCACAAGTGGAGCTACAAATGCTATTAAAGAAACTTCAAAAGCGATTGATAAGCTAGGCTCTGATGGTTCAAAAGCACCACCAAAAATTAAAGATAAACTTAAAGATTTAAACGAAGAGCAAAAGAATACACAAACAGAAACACAAGAAACGGGTTCAAAGTTTGATGTATTTAAGCAGATTGGAAGCAGTGCCTTAGAATCAATTCAAGGTGGATTTGATGGACTATTAGGAAAGATTCAGAATATTAGTCCGGAAGCTACTGCAATCACAGAAACATTAACAGGATTAGGCGTTGGAGGTGTCGTTGGTGTTACCGCCTTAGCCGGAGCTATTGGTGGAATGGCATTAGCAATTAAAACAGGTGTTAATCAAGCTATGGAACTAGATGACGCTATGGCTAAATTCCAAGCTCAAACAGGTGCTTCAAGCAGTGAAATGAATAAATTTAAAAACATTGCTCGTGATGTTTGGTCTAATAATTTCGGTTCAGATGTTTCAGATGTTGCCGATATGATGGGCAGAGTCAAGCAACAAATGCAAGGCATAAGTGATGTTGATTTAAAGAATGTTACAGAAGACTTGATTACATTAAGAGACGTTTACGGCATGGACGAGAACGAGACTCTTAGAGGTGCGAAACAATTAATGGAACAGTTTGGAATCAGTTCCGAAAAAGCTTTCGACCTTATGGCTAAAGGTGCTCAGAATGGTTTGGATTATTCCGGTGAATTAGGAGACAATATCGCAGAATATGCCGGTAAATTTGCACAAGCAGGATATTCGGCAGAAGAATATTTCCAAACTATGACAAATGGTGTAAAAGGTGGTTCTTATAACCTTGATAAAATGCAAGACGCAGTAAATGAAATTACTACACGAATGTCAGACGGAACTATTGAAGGAGCATTAGATAGTTTCAATGATAAGACAAAAGAAGTTTTTCAAGCATATAAAGAAGGTGGAGCAACACAAAAAGATGTGCAAGACGCAATCGTCCAAGATATTAAAGAAACAACAAATCAACAAGAAGCGTTAAATAAAGCAAGTATTGCATTTGGCACAATGGGAGAAGATTTCAACCTTAAGTTTATTACATCCTTATCATCTGTAGGTGATGAATATAACAATGTAGCTGGAACAATGGATAAAGTTAAAGAAATCGCAAATGGTGGCTTAAAGAACGCTTTAAGCGGTTTAGGACGTGCGTTTCTTGATTCATTCACCCCAATAGGTGAAGCAATTACTCCTATACTTGCAGGAATTGTAGGACTTATAACAGTAGCTATACAAGGTATTCAACAAGGATTTGCAAAGATTGGTGATGTAATTTCAAGTGTATTAAGTAAGATTGATACAAGTGGAATTACAGAATTGACAAGTCAAGTTTCTAAAGTATTAGCTCCTGCGTTTAAAGAAGTTAAAAAAGCTATTGATGAAATGAAATCGGCTCTTGAACCTATTGCAAAAGATATATTAAGCAAGATTATTGAAGTCATTCAAAACATTGTGAATCAAGCACAAAAGATTATTACCGTAGTAGGACCACCGATATTTTCTGTTTTAAAGAAAATCATTTCAACAGTTTCGGAATTTATGCCTTTAATCACATCTATATTGACTATTGTCGGAAGTGTTGTAAGTGGAGTCATTTCATTTATAAATATGGTAGTCACATATACCGGAACGGCAATTGCAACGGCAATGGGATTTATCACGCCTATCGTTCAAATCATTTCTACGATTGTAGCAAATATTTGGTCGCTTATCTTAACAGTATTAACAAATATATGGAGTAAGATTAGTGAAGTTGTAACGGCAATCATTGGATTCGTAAGCAATTTATTTAAGACGGTTACGGATATCATAAACAATATTTGGAGTAAGATTCAAGATACAATGAACAGAGTTGGAGATAAAGTAAAAGGTGTTATTGATAATATCAATAAATATTTCAATAATATCAAATCTACGGTTTCAGATGTATTTAATGGAATTTGGACCAAGATTCAAGGCGTAATGGATAAGGTAGGAAATAAGGTATCCGGAGTGTTAGAAGGAATTAAAAACTCATGGGATGGATTAAAAGCATTTACAAGTGGTGTATTTAGTGGAATTGAAAGTGCTTGTAACAGTTTAGTTTCTAGTGTCAAAGGTTTCGTAAATGGAGTTATAGGTGGAATTAATGGTGCAATCAGTATCATCAATAAGATTCCGGGAGTTCACATTGGCAAAATTCCAAGACTAGAACGTGGTGGTGTATTGAAACGTGGTCAGATTGGTTTATTGGAAGGTAACGGAGCAGAAGCAGTCGTACCATTAGAAAAAAATAAAGCATGGATTCGTGCCGTGGCAAAAGATATGGCTCAAATCATGCCTAGCGTTACAACGAATAACAATGGACAGACTATTAACTTCTACAATAAGGCTCAAAGTCCGGATGAAATCGCTAGAATGTTACGTATGCAAGCAAGATATGGATATGGAGGTGTAGTTCAATAGATATCAATAAGGTAAGAGTTATCGTCCGTAGGGATGATGGCAAAGAATTTGAAATTGATAACAAAAGATGGAGAATACCGTCTAGTGATGGTTTAGATGGGTTCGACTATGTAGCACCTTCATATACAACCCAAGACAATGCATTCGGAAATGGTGCTAGATTAATCGGTTCACGTATTCCAACGAAAGAAAGAAGCGTGAAAGCTACCTTTAAAGGCTCATTAGAAGAAAAAAGAGAAGAAAGGGAGAAGCTACGGCGCTTCTTCCAATATTCTCATATGTTTGATGTGATAGTTGAATATATGGGAGAAAAGAAATATTGCAGAGGTCGTTTATATGCGTATAGCTTGCCTACTGTTAACATCTACAAAGATTTAGAGCTTAACTTTACAATATTATGCACACAACCTTTATTGCTTTCATTTGATGATTTTGCAAGGAATATTGCAGAAATTGGTGAAGGTTTAGCATTCAATTTTGAAATACCGGAAACAGGTGTGAACTTTGGAACATTTACATTCGCTAGAGAAATCTATATTGATAATCAAGGCGATACAGAAACATACTGTAAAGCCGTTATTGAAGCGTTTGGAGAGGTAACAAATCCGAAATTATTCAATAAAGATAAATATATTCGTGTATTAGATACATTGCACAATGGGGATGTATTAGAAATTGATTTAGTTTCTGAGCCTATTTCGATAAAAAAGAATGGTGTGAATTGTATCGGTAAAGTTGACAGGACTTCATCATTCAATGATATGACGATTCAGTTAGGTGAGAATATCATAGGATATACGGCAGACAGTGGAGACACTAACCTAGCTTGCACTGTTTACTATAATGAAAGGTATTTAGGTTTATAGTATGTCGTATTTTGGATTAGATAAGAATTTCAATATCGTGACACATCTAGCGCCTTATAACGTGCAGTGGAATCGGCGATATTATGAGACAGGAGATTTCGAGATTTATATTGATATAGGGCAGTATTCAAAAGATATCAAATACATTTATTCGACTGAGGATAAAGAGTTAGGAATCGTAGATATACCACACTATTCGGTTTCAAATAACACGAAACAAATGTTGCTAAAAGGCTCTTTCTTTGAAAAGATTCTAGCAGATGATTGTATTTATCCTACGTTCTCAAGCAGTGGAAAAATTGTTGATGTAGTCAAAAAGCTATTAGACAAGTATTGCTCATGGAAAATGGGGTATAGATATGATGAATCCATCACCGATAGAGTAGACTTTCAAGAAACAGGAGCAAACCTTGATACAAAGCTTTATGAGTTGTTATATCCGTTAGAATTGTCTTTCCGTATAGAATATGACTATGTATCAAGTACGTTCACATTCGTGTTGTATCGTGGACGTGATTTAACGCAGAACAACGCAGACGGAAACAACTTTGTTACTTTCTCAACAGAGTTTGGAAACATTGAAGAACCGGACGTTATGATTGATTCTAGTAAATACAAGAACTATGCAATAATTTGTGGTGAAGGACAGTCAGAAGAGCGTATTTATGTAGAATATGACGCTAGAATAGATAAGAATGAAAGAATCAAAAAGTTGTTCGTAGACGCACGTTCTGAGCGCATGGGGGATGATATTACACTTGATGAATATAAAAAGGTACTTGTTCAAAAAGGAATTGAAAAACTAGCAGATTGTCAAATTAAAGAGAATGTGAATTTCGGATTGAATACTGATTCATACGAATACAAGGTTGATTATGATTTAGGTGATAAGGTGGATGTGATTGTCTCAGAAATTGGTTTAGTAATGACGGCAAGAATTAGAAATATATTCGAGGTTATTAAAAATGGATACCGAACCTTAGAATTAGAGGTTGATAATTTAAAAATCATGTAAGGAGTGAATTTAATAGAAAAGAACAATGGAGGATTTAAACAAATAACAAGAAGTATGTATTTTCTAGACAAGATGAATGCAATGGGCGGTGTAGCCGTTGCCGTATTAACATACGTATTAGGTGAGCATTGGTATTTATTTGCGTTCTTCTTATTTGTGAATGTAGTTGATTATATTACAGGGTGCATGAAGTCGGCGATTAATCACAAAATCAATAGCAATAAAGGATGGATTGGAGTCCTAAAAAAGCTAGGCTATTGGATTATGATTGTCGTAGCGTTCACATTCAGTGCATTCTTGGTAGAGATTGGAAAAATGCTAGGAATTGATTTCCATGTAACCACATTATTAGGATGGTTTGTGTTAGCTTCTTTGTGCATTAATGAAGTGCGTAGCATCATTGAGAACCTTGTACAATGTGGATATAGCGTACCTAACGTATTAACTAAAGGACTAGAAGTGGCAGATAAACTCATTAACGAAGAACAAGACAATGACGAATCAAGTACCTTGGAATAAGATTATTCTTGAAGAATTTATTAATCTTGCTTTATTAACTAAAGATGAAGAAATGATTTTAAGAACTAGAATATATGGATGGACAGTTAGAGAACAAGCCGATAAATTGAATATGAGTGTTTCAAGTGTGAATAGAATCATCAAAAAAATAAAGACCAAGTATGATGAAGTAGAGAAGTATAGCGCAGTTTTACCACCAAGAAAAAGCAGTGAAAAAGAAACGTATCTAGATGAGAATTAAGAGGTTGAAAAGCCTCTTTTTTTTGATATTAATTTGACATTAATGTGGAAACAAACTGAGATTGATAATGAATATAATTAGGAGTGTAAAGAGGTGAGCGAAATGTATAATCCAATTAATGACAGAATTAACAATTTAATGAATCAAAAACAGATGATTGAATCACAATTACAGACAATTCAACAAATGGCAAATATTCCACCTATTAATATTAACAACCAAATCACGCCTAACATGGCATTAAATGATTTTAACGGAAAATGGGTCAATAATGAACAAGAAGCAAGGAATATGATGGTGAATGGTTTGCCTAGTATTATGCTAGATAGAAATGATTCAGTATTCTATATGAAGTCATTAGACGGCAGTTTCAAAAAATACAGATTCCAAGAAGAAACAAAACCGAAGAAAGATGGCATAGAACAACGCTTAGACAAGCTAGAAGCTATGATATTAGGTCTAACAAACGGAAGTAATATAAATACAAGGGCAGAGGAAGAAACGCCTAGAAAGGAGCTTAAAGCGTGAATCCTTTAATGAATATGATGAACCCTCAACAAATGTTGTTAGGGATGTTACAACAAAGAAATCCACAAGCATTTAATCAAGTTCAACAATTAATGCAATGTGGGCAGAATCCCCAAGTATTATTGAATAATATGATGGGGCAACTATCGCCACAACAGAAACAACAATTTGAATCAGTGGCTAGTCAATATGGGCTAAAACGCTAATTGCGTTGAAAGGAGGAAATATAAATGGAAAGCATGAATGGTATTCAACCAATGTACGATTTAGCAGACAGAAACAACAATGAATTTGGTGGAGGATATTGGATTTGGATTATCCTTTTATTCTTGCTATTTGGTGGAAATTGGGGTAACAATGGAAACCTACAGAATGATGAATTAATGAATCAAGAATTTATTAAGCGTGATTTATTCAACACAAATCAGAATGTATCTAGCCAAGGCTATCAAAATTCAAGAGATATTCTAGAAAGCCGATACACAACTCAATTAGGTTTGCAGAATCTAGGACAACAGAATCAAGAATGTTGTTGTGCAACGCAAAGAGCGATTGATGGAGTAAACGCACAAAGTTTTAAAAACACGTGTGATATTACCACTGCAATCCGCTCAGAAGGTGAAGCGACAAGAGCATTGATTAATGCTAACACAATGCAAGAATTGCGTGATAAATTAGCAGACAGAGACCGAGATTTATTGACTGCAAACTTCCAATTAAGCCAACAGGCACAATCTGCAAATATCATCAATACATTGCAACCAACGCCAAAACCTGCATATCTTACTTGCTCACCTTATTATGCATACAATATGACAGGATGTGGATGTAACCAAATCTAGCTCGAAAGAGATTAGGCAATAGCCTTTGGATTATAGGGTAGTCGAAAGGCTACCCATTTATTTTATATACAGGAGGAAAAGAAAATGATTAATAGTATAGCAACGGCAGTACAGACAGTAACAAATGGACAAAATGTATTATTTCCAACGGATAGGGTAAGAACGAAATCATGTCAATGTGCTTGTAAAGGTTGGCTCGCTCATGATGTAGGAAGTGGATTGTTTACGTTAACAAAACAAGGAATCTATGAGGTAGAATATACGGCAGATATTACAAGCGCAACAGTAGGAGTAGCTTCTTTAGAGTTAGAACAGAATGGAGAAATTGTAGGCGGAACACAATCTTTATATAATGTAGCTACTGCAAGCACATACGGAAATGTAAGTGGAGCTACACTGATTCAAGTACCTTGTGGAGCTTCTTATACAATTACATTAGGCAATAACAGTGGCTTAGATTTATCTGTTCAGAATGCGAATATCATCATTAAAAAGTTAGCGTAGGTGTATCATGCAAGAGGTTAGAAAAAGGAATCTAGACCTCTTAACGGAAGCAATGAGAGGACTAGAAAAAGGATACAATGATTTAGACTTTAGAGTTATGAGCCAAGTTTTAGACAATATCAAAGATATTGATACAATACTAGCTATGAGTGATGGAAGAACGGCTATAAACGCATTAAGAACAAATGATACAGATATCGAAGGAACAGAAATTGATGATAATATCGCATTGATGAATAGCCATTTTAGAAAATACATAGAAGCAAAAAAAGAATATCGAAAAGATAACAATGAAATTGATAAGCGAAATTCTATTCGTGAATTGGAAGCTTTCTTAAGCGCTATGTATGGAATTTTAGAAGAAATGAAAACGTCTAGTGATTTTCAAGAAGAAAGAGAAATGGTAAGAGATAAATTAAGAGAAATGTTCTCTGTATATCAGTAAAAAAAACCTCTTTTATGTGCTATAATTGGCATATAAAGGAGGATTTTTTTAATAAATTATCAAAGTTTTAAAAATGCCGTATTAGGCAAAGTTTTCGACATTGATGGATATTATGGTGCTCAATGTTGGGATGGATTCGCAAAGTATATGATTGATTTAGGGTACAAGGCAATCCACTGTACAACAAGTGGATACGTAAAAGACATTTGGAATAACAGAAAGACAAATGGAATCTTAAATTATTGCAATGAAGTTACAGTAATGCAAGCCGGAGATATCGCAGTATTCAGAGAAGTAGCAGGATGGACTCCATACTCACACATTGCAATTTTCGATTCAGACATTGATGGTAAATTCGGATGGTTTCTAGGTCAAAATCAAGGTGGAAAGCTTGGGTCATTTACATTATGTAAATTACCATACAGTGCTACATTTGATACGGCTTTTAGACCTAAATGTCTTGCAAATGCTAAACCAACACAGACGGTTAAACCTAAACCAGTAGTTACTCCAAAAGAAGCAATTGACCAAATCTTACATGTTGGAAGTTACGTCACATCTGTTCAAATGAAGATTGGAAATCAAGGATTAAAAAAGATTAATAACGATACTTGTGCCTATTTATCTCAATTAGGTGGATGGTTTCCAATTTCAATGGTAACAAAGGTCAGATATTCTGATGGATTCAATGATGATGTATTGCACACTACAAATGCAGTGGTATACATTACTAGAATTAGAGTTGATGAAGTCAACGTACAAAAGAACCTTGTCAAGATTGGTGGTATTTGGGTAAGTGCTACACCATTAATTGAAGTAGCATAATAAAAAAAGCGTTCAACTATTATTTATTGACTAATCGAGCCTACGTATAATGCGTAGGTTCTTTTTTTATTTTCCTAAAAAAGTTCTTTACAAGTACTTACTTATATGTTATACTATATATGTGGTCAGTTAAAGACAAGGAATATTTGTTTTAGGAGGTAAAATATGAAAGCAAATAAAAAAAGCAATCACAAAGCAGAGCAAGCTAACATCTACTTAGAGATTGCTAAGAATGTTATTGAGATTATAGTGCTAATAATAACATTCATAAAGAGCTTAGGGAATTAATTCCCTAACTCTTTACTTCATTGTACCACATAAAAGGAGGAACAAGAAATGAAAAAGCTAGAAATAATTAAGATGATTCTAAATGCAATTACAATTGTATTATTAATTGCAATATTGATTGTATGGTTTGTTAAGTAATATATAAGGAGGACGCAAGAAATGATAGATACTGCTAATGCAAAATGGGACTTCTCAAAAGAAGAAAAATATGTTATTAAATGGTTCAATGATAATGGATTTAACGGAAAGATAATAAAACAATATGTAAGCAAGACAATTTTTGAAATAGAAAAAGACAACATAGTTGATAAATTTGAATTACCGCAAGGAATTGTTTTTCACAATATACAATCCTACATGAAACAATTCCAAAAAAACTGGGATATGATATGTGAATTACACAAATTGAGACAATTAAAAAGAGTGCACTAGAAATGACATTTAAATATTATGCAGTAATGCAAGGAGAAGTTGTTGATAAAAGCAACTCGTTGACAAGTTTAAAAAATAGAATGGACGAATATGTCCATTCTATGCCAAGCAATATGGATTACGTTCATATTGTTACAGGAAAAAAGAATCCATTAATCGTAAAATATTATGATATGTTTAACGATAAGTGGTATTCTAGTAGTAACAGATACAACGATATTTTTAAGAAAATTACAATTGAATAATTTAGGAGGAACACAAGATGACAAATTTAAAACAATTGCAAAACGTATGTAAAGAAGTTAATGAAAAGATGGATACAGTTAATGAAGAAGAATTGAAAGAAATCGTAAATGGATATTATAAGGATGATGTAATATCATGCAGACAATGGGATTTCTTAATTGGTTACATTGAAAGAAAAGAAAAGATTAATGATAGTTTCGCATTTATGTATAGCGAATAGGAGGACGCAAGAAATGAAAATTAATAATGTAGAGGTAGTTGGAAATAAATTTGCATATGATGGATGCCATAAAATATACATCATTGAAGATGAACAAGATGAACAGAAAGCTATTGATTGTGGATATGAAATCTTGGATATTTCTAAATTAGTCAATACATATAAATATAGTTGTGAATTAAGATTTATTCACAATTGGAAATTGACGAAGACATATGTTGCTCAATTTGAAAATGCAACATTTGAAGTGAATGGACAAACATATGAGTTCGTAAATGATGAAGATGATGATGAATGGTATTAGGAGGAATGTTAATGGCAACGGAAGCACAGATTCGAGCTAACAATAAATTTAATAAGGCTAACACGAAGATGGTTAGCCTTCGTTTGAACTACAATACAGACGCAGACATCATCCAAAAATTGAATGAAGTTGATTCTAAAATGGGGTACATTAAGGAATTGATACGAAAAGATATGCAGGCTAAAAAAAAATAGTCTGCATTTTTTATTGGCATATTTTTTGGCATATTTTATATTGAAAATCGCAGTATTATAGAGTACGTAAAAGTACTGTAGATTACTACAACAATATGGTGGAATATATCTGTCCGATTCTGATATAATAAATAAAATCCTATATATAAAGCATATATAGGAACATTGGCATATTTTTGGCATATTCTTACATGAATTATGCCTTTTTTTTATCCTTTTTCTTGTGTATGATGATAAAAAAAGAGGTGCAAGAAATGGCAGTCAAGAAAGATGAAACAACAGGCAAATGGATGTATTACGGTTCATATAAATTGAATGGAAAGGTCAAGCAATATAAGAAGCGTGGCTTTGAAAAAAAGAAGGACGCTATAAAAGCCGAGATTCTATTCAAAGAGAATTTAAAAGAACCAAACGCAACCATCACATTTAAAGAACTATCTTATCAATATCAAGTATACAGTGAAAAAAGAATTAAGGAAAGTACATACTTTACACAAAGAGCAATTCTGAAATATTGGGAAGATGAGCTAGGTGAATGTGAAATAAAAAAGCTTACATCAAATAATATTGAAAAAGCTATTAATAAATTAATGCAGTCAATGGCATTTGATTCAGTGCTTAACTATTATACAAAATTTAGAGCAGTATTGAACTATGCAGTAAGACAAGGATATATTCAAGTGAATCCATGCAATAAGATTGATTTGAAGAAAAATCCAAACGAAAAAAAGAAAGACATGATGTATTGGACAGTTGAGCAATTCAACAAGTTTATAGCAAATGAAGATAAACCGGTATATCATTTATTATTTATGAATCAATTCTATATGGGTATGAGAATAGGCGAAACATTAGCTTTACAGTGGAAAGATATTGATTTAGTAAATAATACTATTAATATACAAAAGACATGGGCAGAAACATTGAGAAAAACAACGACGCCAAAAACAAATAATAGTTATAGATTAATTACTATGCCGAAGTTTCTATCTGATGAATACAAGATATTTAAAGAGAATATGCACGCAAATGAGAATGACTATATATTCGGCATGACAATACCTTTTTATCGAAGCTCAGTTAGAAAAGAAATGAATGAGACTATCAAGAAAACAAATATTAAGCTACAACAGAATGAGCAAATACCTTATATAAGAATACACGATTTAAGGCACTCATGTGCAAGCTATATGATTAACAATATGGTTACAGATGGAACAGTGAATTTCTCTGTATATGACATTGCGAAAAGATTAGGTGATAACCTTGATACTGTTCTTTCAGTATACGCTCATTGGTTACCACAAGCAGACAAAGGCATTGTCAAATTTATGGAGAAAAACAAATAGTGGCGCTAAAAATTACCCTTGAAAAATAGTTAGATAAGTAATAACGTTAGAGTTATTAATTCTAAGGAAAGGGGGAAGCCACATGACGAAGTATGAAATGTATGTATTAATTAATAGAATGTTAGAAGAATTAGAAGAAAAAGAAGTGGCAAGAGTTTATGAGTATACTCAACGGATTTGGATAAATTCCACAGATGAAAAGAGCGATTAATTTCGCTCTTTTTTATTGCAATGTAACCGAATCTATTGTTATAGGGTGTGAGTGCATTCTATCCCATCTAGCTCTCACTTCAAAGTTGTATGTAGTTCCGTTTGCTTCGGCTTGTCCTCTAATTGTAAAGATGTTCTCGGCTCTTCTATAATCCCATTCTTTATAATCTTGGAATGTACATTGTGCTCCTACATTTTCATTTACTGCATTTTCTACAGATTCATGAATACCGATTTTATCTGAATTTGTGATATATGCATTAGTAATCTTTTGATATACCTCACCTTTTTTATACAGAATAAAATCACCTTGATTAACAAGCTTTACCTTTCCTTTTTTAACAGTAGCGGTATAACTATTATCAAGATAGTTTATAGTAAATACATCTTTTTTATAATCTGTAATGTCAATATATTTCTTAGGAATACCTAGCTTTTTCATTACCTTAACAAGAGCTTTCATGTCCTTCTTTTTAATTTTATATTCCTTAGTTGCTTCTGATGTAGTTAAATATTGAACTTCGTTATTAAAAGCATATACATTTACAGGCATAAATAATACTAAACATAATACTAATGCAATGGCGATTGAATATCGCCTTTTTTTATAAATTCTCATTGTCTAATTCCTTAATAATTCCATAAATGAAATCTAATAACCTTTCTTTTGTTTCTTCACTTGATTTTAAGTAAGCCTTGATAAGTGGCTTTTGATTTGGGTTGATTTGGTATTCATCAATTAATTCATCAATCGCATTATCCGGCAATTCTAGAAACATATTGCCTTTACCCTCAGTTAGCCAAAAGTAATCAACATTGTATTCTTTACAAATTAATTTGATAGTTTGGTCACTAGGATTGTTTACACCTTTTTCAAGTGAATTGACACTACTTCGAGTTATACCAATCTTCTTTCCGAATTTCTCCATGCTTAGGTTCAAGTTAGACCTAATCGCATTAATTCTTTCACCTATAGTCAAATGTTTTACCTCCTCTATATTCATAATATCACAAAGAATAAACTTGTAAATTAAAAGGACAAAAAATGCTTGATAATGTCATTCAAAAGTACTATAATGTACTCGTAAAGTACAAATGAGTACTAAACGGAGGATACAAGAAATGAAATCACAAGAAGAAATTAGAAAAAGACAACAAGAATATAAGGACAAAATGTTCAATAAATTCAGTAATGAATTTACAAGAAAGATTATTCTTCAAAAGCAAAATCAAATGCTTAGAGAAGAAATAGAAAGATTAAAAGCTAATCAATAAGGAGGAAGCAAGAAATGACAAACGAACAAATTATCCAAAACACAAAAAAATCATTAGGAATGGGAGAATTTGAACCTCTCCACACTTTCCAAAAATGGAAAGAAATGGGATTCAAAGTTAAGAAAGGTGAGCATGCTACAGTTTGTACAAAGTTATGGAAACCTAAAGCCAAAAAGTACACCGACACAAATGGTGAAGAAAAAGTTGAAAACAATTTCTTTTTAGCAAAAGCTTACTTGTTTAAATTGAATCAAGTTGAGCGAATCAATCAAAATGCAGAACCATTAATGAATTAGTCGAAATAAGCCGAAAGGCTTATCTGCTAGAGATGACCTACTAGCACTGATGATGACAGGTCATGGAGGTGAAACAATACTAGATAAGAGAATTTTCGAAGCTCTAGGCTTACTTGAAAAGAAAGGCTATGAGCTATCTGAATTCGATAAAGGGTATATCGCTTGTATCCTTAACGAATCCAAAAAAGAAGAAAAGAGGTGAATGAAATGACTAGAACGTATCATGTAACCTTCGATGTGACTGCAAATGTCACATTCGAAGTTGAAGCACATGACAGTGCAGAAGCAAAAGAAATTGCGAATCAATTAAATGTTAGGGATTTACAAGAAGTAAATGAAATCAATACTTGCGAATCTAGAATGGAGGTGTATGCAAGTGATTATTGAGTATAAAGCACTTCTAAATAAAGACGATATAATCGCTCTTTATGACTTAGATAGATACAAGCCACAAACGAAAAAAAACTACTGCTACAGTATTATGAAGGCAGTAAAAGAAGCTTACAAAAAAGAAACAGGAACTGAATGGGAAGATTCGTTTACACAAAGAAATATTCATCAAAAGGTGATTCCTACAGAAACATTCTTGAAGTGTGCTCCTGAGTTCAAAAAAAGCTTTAGGAGATAAAAAATGGAAGATATAAGAATGAATGCAATACAAGAGGATGAAATGGAGTTAAGTATATATCCATTCAATCCAAAAAGAAAATATCTATCGAAAGAAGAAAAAGAGATACGCAGAGAAAAAAGGTATCAAAAAAGAATCACAACTTGCGTAAATGTAATTCTAATTACAACAATCGTGATTCTACTTATTTCAATAGCTTGTTTGGGTAAATCGTATGCAATGTTATTTCTATAAAAAAGAGGTGCGCACTCGACAAAGCACGCACACACAAGAAATGACGTTCTTAAATAAGAACACATACATTATAGCAGATTAAAAGGAGAAACGGAAGATGGAAGAAAAGAAATCAGTATTTGAAACATTGAATAGTATTAATGTTCAAGACAAAGTGGAATCTAAAAATGGATTAAGTTATTTATCTTGGGCATTTGCATGGGGTGAGGTTAAAAAGAAATATCCAAACGCACAATATAAGATTTATGAACGTGGAACAGATTACGGACCTATTAATTACTTTACAGATGGTCACACTGCTTGGGTTAAGACAAGTGTAACCATTGAGGGACTAGAACATATCGAAGAATTGCCAGTAATGGATTACAAAAACAAATCAATTACACTTGATAAGCTAACATCATTTGATGTGAATAAAGCAATTCAAAGAAGCTTAACAAAAGCAATCGCTCGTCATGGTTTAGGTTTATACATCTATGCGGGTGAAGATTTACCGGAAGAAGAAAAGATTGAACAACAGAAAAAGGAAAAAGAACAAGCGGTAGAAAAGAAACTTGAAGAAATCAAAATGAGATGTTTTAAGGCACAAAATGCACTTCAAAAACTAGGTATCGATACACATTCAGAAGAATTTTGTGAGCATTTGAAAGCCGAATATAAAATCACATCACAAGATATTGCAAATCTAAATGGAAACAATCTAGTTGGATTACTCAAGGCATACGGTGATATTTACAAGGAAAACGCAAAAGCGTAAGGAGGAAAGAAAAATGGAATTAGTAAACGTAACAAATGGACAAATTGAAATTCAAAAGGAAACACTGAACAAATTGAAATCATTCAATGAGTACAAAAAAGAGATGGACAAATTGGAAAAGGAAGTTAAAAAGAACATCCTAACCGCTATGGAAGAAAACGGAATCAAACAATTTGAAAATGACGTGGTTAAAATCACATATACTGCACCTTCTACACGTACTGTAATTGATACAAAGCTAGTAGAAGAATTAGGGCTAACACATCAATTATCTAAGGAAACACCGGTCAAAGGAAGCGTAAGGGTGACTTGGAAATAAAACGAGATAAGTCAATACTTCAAAAAGATATGTCTAAATGTTATGTATGTGGTTCAACATTGAATTTACACACACATGAAATATATTTCGGTACTGCTAATAGAAAAAAATCAATTGAGCATGGGTGTTATGTACGTTTATGCGCTAGACATCACAACATGAGCAGTGAAGCAGTACATTTCAACCACAAATTAGACATGAAGCTTAAAAGGGAATGCCAAAAGGCATTTGAAGAAGTACACACAAGAAAGGAGTTTATGGATATATTCCATAAAAATTATTTATGAAAGATATATTTGAAGAAGTTGAAAAGATATATGCAGATTATGAACCGAAGAATACACCGGTTGCGTTTCCAATTTGTTTTGATTGGTTAGAAATATTAGATTTACTTAAAGATGAGGAAGCAAACAATTTCATTAAATTAGTTATTAGGTATGCAAATCACATATACAACAATGAATATTTCGATTACAAAGCAGAAGCAAAAAGTAATGAAGTATTAACTGCATTTATAGTCGTAAAGCCAACGATTGATAATAATTGTTTGAAGTACTTAAAGAAATGTAAATCAAATTATTTAAATGCAAAAAAGAGATATGAAAAAGCAAAAAAAGAAGAATATGAAAAAATGATAAAAGAAGAAGGAGAACAAAAATGATTTATATAGCAGATTTAACTAAAGAACAAGGTATCGAGATTATCAAGAATACGGATAAAAAGATTGTTCTAAATCTACAAGAAGCAAAGCAGTTAACAAAAGAAGAAGCGATTAAATTAGTTAATGGTGAAGATGATTACACAATCACAGAAAGTGATTCATTAATTGAAATTGATATTGTAGAAACATATACAAACGATTGCTATATTGGATTCTATGAAGAAGATGAAGAAGGTGAATAATATGCATTCATACAATGTTATCACGAATCAAGAATCATATCCTAGAGAAGTCTATTATTCTCAAGCTAAAAGAATTGAAGAATTAGAGAATTACATCATGGACGAGAATTTTAATCCGTACCAAGATTCTTGGACGGATGTCAAAAAAATGGAAGAATTAGGAATCACAGAAGAGCAAAAAGAATTGTTTAGACTTCAAAAATTTGAAGAATTGGAGCGAATGAGATTTTGAAAACAAAGTTGATTGGCAATTACTTAAGAAAATCAAGAAATGAAGATGGAAACCTAGAAATAACATTTGAACTAACTGAACCAATGTACGAATCATACGCTCAGACCCTCGAAAAAGGGGAATATAGCGTGGTTATAGATTCCGTTAAGCGAATACGTACAAATGAACAGAATCGGCTCATGTGGGCTTTAATCAAGGAAATATGCGAAGACGAAAACGCAAGTTATAACGATACTTGGGATATGTACTGCGAGTTCTTAAGAATGGCGAAAGCTTTATATACATATGTTTCAGTATTAAAAGATGGTGTTGATTCGTTGTCTCAAGCTCATGGAGTTAGGGCAGTTCAAGTATTGGGCACTGAGATAAGAGACAATGGAAATGAATTTGTGAATTGTAGATTGTTTCTAGGTAGCTCACAAATGGACACAAAGCAAATGGGAGTATTAATTGATTGCATACTAGATTATGCAGAACAATTAGGAATCAATACTCAATACTATTTAGATAAAGGAATCAAGGTGGAAGAAAATAAAATTTGTAATTAAAGGAAAGCTAGATGGATTGAATGAATATATTAATGCTTGCAGAACAAATCGGTACAAAGGAGCAGAAATGAAGAAAAAGAATGAGCGATTAATTATGGCTTATATCTTACAGGCAGTAAACTTCGGTGAAATTTACGAAGTTAAGAACTACCCAATTAAATTAAATATTAATTGGTATGAACCGAATTCAAGGCGTGATGTTGATAACGTAACATTTGCAACTAAATTCATTCAAGATTCATTAGTTAGAACGGGAATACTTGAAGATGATTCAAGGAAATACATTAATCAAGTGAATCATACAGTATTTACAGATAAAGAGAATCCAAGAATAGAAGTAGAGATTCTAGGAGGTGATTAGAATAGCAGAACTAAAGAAAAGCCTACAAATAGGTTATACACACGTTAACAATGAGATATTTCACGATAGAGAATTATCCTATAAAGCAAAAGGCTTGTTTTGCCAAATGTTAAGCCTTCCGGATAATTGGGACTTTAAGGAAAACAGTATTAAAGCATTAGCTACAGATGGAATATCAAGTGTTCGTTCCGGTTTAAAAGAATTAATGAATAAAGGATATTTAATTCGTGAACCTATTAGAGATGGTAATTTAATTGTTGATTGGCAATATACATTAATAGATAATCCTCGGAATTTAGAAAATCTAAAAATAGAAAATCTAAAAATAGAAAATCTAAAATTAGAAAATCTAAACCCTATTAAATTAAATAATAATTCAACTAAAAATGAATTAAATAAAAATAATATTAATGTATGTACGCACAAACACAAATACGGTGAATATCAACACGTTCTATTATCAGATAAAGAACACACACACCTATTAGATTTATATGGTAACTCATTGGATGAGCATATAAAGATATTAGATGAGTACATTGAAACGAGTGGAAAAAAATACAAGAACCATTCACTAGTGATTCAAAAATGGGTACATGATGAATGGATGAAAAGAAATAAGAATAGTCCTACAAAGCTTGATTCTAAATTCTATGCGGAAGAAAGCAATCAATCGTATGCAGATGTACAGAAAGAAATGGAACGATTGAGAAGGGAAATATTAAGAGCATAAGAGAGGTGATTAAATGATTAATTGGGTATGTGGAGCTATATGTGGAAGTAGTGCAACATTTCTTCTATATAGCATATTGGTAGGAAAAAGGATTCAAGAAGAACAGGATAAAGCTTGTAAATGTATATTCAAGTATAACGAATACAGACGCAAGATTAGAACACTTGAATATCAGAAACATGAGTTAGAAAAGAAATTAAAATCAAATGATTATTCAGATTTCTATGAGGTGAAATAGATGGATTACATGATGTTAGAACCGTATACAAATGAATTTAAAGGGTTTGTAAGCGATAAACAGGTTAAAAAAGAATTAAACCTAACAGGTTTACAGTTTAAAAGATTCGTGCAATTCTCAAAACTTTATAAAGGGTGCTTACTAATTGAGGATGAATCAGAGGAAAAATCAAACAGGATTCAAGAAATGAGTCAATTAGTATGCGAAGGAAGATACGGACGTAAATATTATGTGACTACATTCGGAAACGCTTATACAGTTAAAGGCGGAAAAAGAGCGCCTTTAAAATTAGTTAAGAAAAGCTTAAACACGTATCAAGTGAAGATAAATGGAAGCTATAAATCATTATCAAGATTAATGTATCAAGCATTTATAGGCGAATTAAAAGATGATGAAATTACATATTTTGAAGGTGGAATAACGATTAAGAATATCAGAAAAATCACTAAATCAGAGCGTTCAAAGAAATATGCAAATTTCAAAAAGGTACAAGTTGGAGATAAGATTTACAACAATGTACACGAATGCGCAAATGATATTGGATATAGCTATTGGACGATACAAGAAAAGCTATATGGAAGAATACAGAATGATATAGGCGTTAGTTATGTAGATTGAAAGGATTGAACAATGAGTAAATGTAATAAATGCAAACATGAATATTTGTCAAAAATTGAAGAACCTTGTAAGTATTGCAGAGAAAGATTTGGTGGATGTACTCCAAACTATTTAATGCATGAAGATAAATTTGAGCCAAAAGAAGAACGAGTGAATGATAAAGTCGATATGGTGAATCATCCACCACATTATGTCGGTCATGGAATCGAACCTATCGAATTTATTGAATCGCATAACCTTAATTTTAATTTAGGTAGTGCGGTCAAATACATTGCAAGAGCACCTTATAAAGGCACTGAATTATTGGATTTGAAAAAAGCAAAGTGGTTTATAGAAAGAGAGATTAAAAAGCATGACAATTAAAGATATTGAATTGATTAAAAAAATGTTACAAATGCAAGCAAAACTAGATAAAGCAATCATGAAAGAGTACGGATTAATATATATTGACGAAACAAAATTGAGTTTCGCAATTCTAGATGAAGTAGGAGAATTAACACATGAATTAAAAGGAAAATGGTGTTGGTGGAAGAAAACTCAACCACAAGTTAATGAAGAAAAGGTATTAGGTGAATTAGTTGATATTTGGCATTTTGTATTAAGTTGGCAAAACAATTTTAATATTGGTGAAGAAGGATTATTTACAGATGACCAATTAATGGAAAAGGTTGATGATAATCGGTGGTCAATTGAAGAATATAGAAACGGTATTGTTATAAAATTAGCAGATTTATCATATTTTCCGTTGTGGAAAGTAGAATCATTAATTGCAATCACGGAACACTTAGGTTTCACGATTGAACAGGTTTATGAAGCTTATTGCGAAAAGAATAAAATCAACTATCAAAGATTGAAAGAGGGTTATTAAGATGTACAATCCAACCTATTTAAAAGCCGTTCTTATTTATGTAAAGGACAAAGAAACAGGATATATTCACATTGTTGGAACTGACCAACATGACAGATTGTATCTTGATGATGATGGAAATATCCAATATATGAATTTACAGAACGGTGGAACAACTGAAGGAGATTACGAATTTGTACTTGATGAGCAAGGACACAATCAAAGCAACCTTACATTTACTGAAGAAGAACAAGCAACATACGGATTAAGTAATATGGATGATTATTTTCATTCGATTGATTTAGAAACATACATGGATTTGGAAAATAAAAAGAGAATCCAAGAATTAACAGAAATCAATATGCGATTAGTTACAGAAAAACAAAGGAGAAATAAAGATGATTAGATTACAAAATAATTATGCAATCACTTCTAGCAGTGGTTCATTCACCCTTGTAACGTTCGTAAAGAGTAAAGATAAAGAAGGAAATGAGATAGACGTACAAAAGCCTATCTCATACCATACAACGCTAGAATCGGCTTTACAGAGCTATTCTAACAATCGTATAGCATATTTAGTTAGTAACTTTGACATGAATTTAAAGGATGTTGAGAAAGCTATTGACGATTTAAAAAGGGAGATAAAATCGTATGAATAAATATAAAAAGGCTATTAAAGTAGTAGATACATTACTTCACTTAATGTGTGGAGAAGAAAGAGCAGATGGATATAAGCCGACTATGGAAGAAATGTCTAAATCTATGGATTTGTTAACAGATTTAGCTAATAAAGCAGATTCATTTGAATGGATTCCATTTGAAATGGAGGATGGTTTTCTTTACTGTCAAATTCCGGATGATGGCGAAGATATTTTAGTAACCGACGGTAAAGTTGTATGGCATGATACATGGATTGAATGTGATGAGGGTTATGTTCTTGATAGCGGTTATGAATTATACAAATGTTTAGCTTGGATGCCATTACCAAAGCCATATAAGGAGAATAAAGATGAATAGCAAACACGCGGAAAGATGGGAAGAATTACGCCAAAAAAATCCACGTTTAGCAATGGAATATTTAAGAATTTACTCCACTATGGAGAAAGCTCAAAAGCATTTTAATAATTTTAAAAAAGATTGTAACGATTGGCTAGATAATATTTATAAGGATGGAGTGAAAAAAAATGATTAATGTAGCAGTAATAGCAGGGCACTTAACTAAAGATGTTGAACTATCAAAAACACAAAATGGAAATAGCGTAGCAAAGTTTACGGTAGCAGTAAATGGATACAATGATACAACAGATTTTATTAATTGTGTAGCATGGAACAAGCTCGCAGATATTGTCAATATGTATTGCAAGAAAGGCGATTTGGTCACAGTAGAAGGAAGAATCAGTGTTAGAAATTATGAGAATCAACAAGGACAGAAAATGTATATCACTGAAGTGGTAGCTAGTAACGTGCAATTACCGCCTAAAAACGCTTCTAATGGGCAAAATTACAATTCTAATGTAAATACATATCAACAATCGAATCAAGCAAATAACAACAATTACGGCGTGCAAAACACATACACGCAACCTAGTTTGACACAACAAATTGCACAACAAGAATACAATGAAAGCAATTTAGATATTGCTTCAGATGATTTACCTTTTAAGTAATTCTATAGCTTGACGAACTATAGAATAAAATTGTCAAAAAATGGAGGTAACTAATAAGAGAACATTGGACAGAAGAAAAGATAAAATCACAAATCAAAGAAATGATTATTGATACAGGATTAAACAGAATGCCTACAAGAAGAGAAGTTGAAGAATACTATGGAGATTCAAAATTAGGAAATGCAATTTCAAAAAGAAGTTTATGGTTTCCTTTAGCGAAAGAATTACATTTAGAATCAAAACCAAGTAGAACAAATTTCGGCAGAAAATATGAATTGAAATTTATGGATTATATAGAGAACAAAGGATATGAAGCTATTAAAATGTCTACAAAACATCCGTATGATATTTTAGTGAATGAATGTGTAAAAGTTGATGTGAAAGCGAGCACCTTATACAGAGGTAGGAATGGGAGCTTTTACACATTCAATTTAGAAAAAACATATCCAACTTGCGACATATATATCTTGTACATACTTAGTGATGATGAAAAAGTTTTAGATGTATTGGTAATTCCTAGTAAAGATGTTATAGGTATAAGTCAAATAAGTGTAGGAGAGCATTCTAGCAAATATTACAAATATTCAAACAAATGGAGTTATATAAAACGATATTGTGATTTTATCAAATCATTAAATTAATACGGAGGTGAATTTAATAGAAATGAATCATGAAGAAAGGATTAAAGAGTTAATTTCTAAAAACAATAAACTAGGAAGGACAAATATTGAGCTTAATCAGATTATAAAAGAAAGAAATGCAACAATTCATAATCAAGCGCATGAAATAAAGAAATTAAAATATAAAGTTGGCGAATTAGAAGATAGATTGTATAAGGTATACAGTTCATGAGCACATATGAGGATATTAAGAGACACTTCTTGTGTGAATGTCAATCATACACATACTACGAACAAAAGATAGCGGAGCTACAAAGGGATGAAGCTATTTATCCTTTAAAAGCCGAGCTATTCTTAGCTCATGCAGATTATGCAAGAAGAATGAACTACGTAAAAGATAAATTAAGCCAACTTGATGATACTACTCGAACAATGATTGAGTATAGATATATAAAGGGATTCAGTGCAGAAAAGACATCTAATATTGTAGGTTATGCAAGAGAAGAGATTCCAAGAAAAATAAATAAGAATTTAAAGAAAGTGCTCACAATGTGAGCATTTTTTCATGCGATAATTGTTTTAGCAGGATAGAGCAGTAGTAGCTCACTAGTCTTATTAGCTAGAGGTCGAAGAGTGCAATTCCTTCTCCTGCAACCATGATTACAAAGTCTATCAGTAAGTCCTTCTCAAATCAGATATTAAATACCAACAATGGCATGCCGTTAGGCTTTGATATATTACCGAGCGTTTGTCTCGGTTCTTTTAATAATAAGGAGGAGAATATGGATTCAAGAAAATTTCATGATTTAGCAATCAACGCAGTATTTCAAGTAAACCAAAATATTGAAGTAAGTGAAATGTTCGTTGTATGGATGTGTAAGACGCTACAGAACAATAAAGCATTAATTGGTGTACATCATTCACCCAATTATTATGAAGTAACGTATAACGGCGATAAAAAGGAATTATACGTTGATGAATACATCAAGAATACAAATACTTGTCTAAATGCAAATGACGCTCTATGAGCTTAAAAAAGGGGGATAAAATGGAAATTATTAGATTAAAAATTAATGACATTACACCTTACGAAAAGAATGCAAAGATTCATACTGAAGCGCAAATTGAACAAATTAAGAAATCTATTCAAGAATTTGGTATGAATGACCCAATCGCAGTATGGGGAGAAAAAAATACAATCGTTGAAGGTCATGGAAGATTAGAAGCCTTAAAACAATTAGGCGATACAGAAGTTGACTGTATCAGATTAGACCATTTGACAGATGAAGAAAGAAAAGCCTATACACTTGCACATAATAAAATCAATATGAATACAGGGTTTGATATTGATTTGTTAGATGAAGAATTAGACAGTATTGAAGATATTGATATGGAAGATTTTGGATTTGAAAACGTAGAAAATATTGATTTGAATAGTTTTTTTGAAGATTCAAATTCGACAAGTGAAAAAGAACCGAAAAAAATTCAGTGTCCTCATTGTGGTGAATGGTTTGAACAATGAAACTGTTTTTAGCAGGATGTCTTTCGGGGGGGCACAAAACATAGTGCGTAAGAATTATGAAGTTGTATCTAGCAGGATGACAAGCGCAACTAAAGACGGCTATCCCTAAAGTAGGAGAAGATATGGAAATGTATTTAGCGTCTGTTTCAAGACTTGAAACAGATTTAAAAGCAGAGAGTGGAGGATTAATGAAAGCATATCTAGCAGAGAGTGGAGGATTAATCTTCAATGACGCTAACATATTGCAATCATTCTATTATGTAGATGACTTCACTCGAAATATAATCATCCCAAATTGTAAAGATTTCTTATTAGATAGTGGAGCATTTACATTTATACAGAATGCGAAACACGTTGATTGGGATGAATACGTAGAAAAATATGCAAAATTTGTTAGAGAAAACAAGATTCAGAAATATTTCGAATTAGATATTGATTCAATCGTTGGATTAAAAGAAGTCGAACGATTAAGAGCAAAGTTAGAAAGACTAGTTGGTTGGCAGTGTATTCCTGTATGGCACAGAAGCAGAGGAATGGACTACTTTATAAAGCAATGTGAAGAATACCCTTATATAGCTATTGGTGGAATCGCAATCAAAGAAATAAAACAAAATGAATATCCTATCTTCAAAGTGTTAATAAAAGAAGCACATAAGAGAAATACAAAGGTGCATGGATTAGGATTCACACAATTAAAGAAACTGAAAATGTATAACTTTGATTCGGTAGATAGTTCATCATGGGTTAGTGGAAATAGATTCGGTGCTATATATTGGTTTAACGGAGAAACTTTAGAAAAGATAAATAAACCAAAAGGGAAACGAGTGAAGAGTTCACAAACTGCTATAAACAACTTTATACAGTGGAAGAAATTCGCTAATTATGTAGAAAGGACATATTAAATGATTGAAAACAAAGAAAAAGTAAGATATATCGAAATGTATCCAAAGGCAAGATGTTTCTGCCCTATTGGTAAAGCATGGTACACAAATAGATTTAAAGTATCAGTATTTCCTAGAGATTGTTATTTCGATTATCTAGATGTAGAAAAGTTTATTAAAGAAGAAATTGAAGGAAAGAGCTTAACAATTGAGGGAGCTTGCAAGAAACTATATGACTATTTAAAAAAAGATGTTGAAGATATTCAAGTAGAATCACACGTAAATGACGCAACTCATTTTCCTGTTAAGGTATTAGTTGATTAAGGAGGAAGTATTAATAAAGAATCAAACAATTAAGACAATTTCAATGAATGCAATCGTATGTGCAATGTATGTTGCGTTATGTGTAGCATTAAATCCAATTAGCTTTGGAGCATTACAATTTAGAGTAGCAACTCTATTGTTACCATTAGGATTTCAAGATAAGAGATTTGCAAATGGACTTATTCTAGGAGTAATCTTAGCAAACTTAACAAGTTCACTAGGATTAATTGATGTATTAGTTGGATTTACAATTCAATTTACAATGTATTATTTATTCCCATATTTTATTAAGAATAAATGGATTCATGGAATTGCTTATGCAGTATTAAGTGGAACTCTAGTAGCATTAGAATTATTATCAGTATTACACATTCCATTCTTATATTCATTTATTACAGTAGGATTAAGTGGATTGATTTTATATGAAGTAGGGAATGTATTATGTACAAGATTATTGAAATACATTGATTAAAGGAGTGATAGACACATGGCAAGCAAAAAATTTATTAATCAAAAACAGTTTGAGCAACTATGCCAAATTCAATGCACAAAGGATGAAATTTGCGCCGTGCTAGATGTATCAGACAAAACATTAGACAGATGGTGTAAAGAAACATATAAAACGTCATTCTCCGATATTTTCAGACAAAAAAGGCAAGGAGGGTGCGCAAGTCTTAGAGTGAAGCAGTGGAAACTAGCTTCAAAGAGTCCTGCTATGGCTATTTTCTTGGGTAAACAATTCTTAGGACAGACTGATAAGGTAGAAACACATTTTGACGCTTCAGAAGTAAATGCAATTAATAAAGCTATGATTACAGATGTAGCAAAAGAAAGAAGTATTGAAGATTTTGAATAAGCCTGCGCCTTTCAATCAAAAGCAATTAACTTATCTTAAAAGAACATTTGATTCATGGCTTAATGTGTTAGAAGGTGGGAAGCGTGGAGGAAAGAACGTACTCAACACATACGCTTTCTGTATTGCATTAGAAACACATCCGGATAAGTTTCATCTAATAGCAGGAACAGATACATCATCTGCACGTGTAAATATTGGAGATTGTAATGGATATGGATTGCAAAACTACTTTGCGAATAGATTTAAAGTAGGGAAGTATGAAGGCAAAGACTGCTACTACGTCAATACAAAGGCGGGAGAAAAGGTTGTATTCTTTGCCGGTGGTGCGAAGAAAGGCTCAGAAAATGCGATACATGGTTATTCATATGGAATGGCATATGTTACTGAAGCAAACCTTTGTTGCATTGAGTTTCTACAAGAAGTGATGGATAGAACGATAGCGTCAAGCAATCGAAAGATATTTCATGATTTAAACCCCAAAGGCAAGAATCATTGGTATTACACAGATTTCTTAAAGTATCACGAGGAGCAACAGAATAAAGATTCTACATATGGTTACAACTATGGGCATACCACCTTAGTTGACAATTATTCTTTAAGTGATGAGCAGATAAGAACGGTCTTGAAATCATACGATAAGAATTCCGTTTATTACAAAAGAGATATAAAAGGGCAAAGGGAAGAAGCCGAAGGACTTGTATTCCCTTATTTTGCAAATGATTGCAAACCCTACCTATTTAAATATCAACATTTAAAAGAGAAGATGAAAGAACAAGGAAAAAGGTTTAGTCATTTAATTATTGGAGTAGACTTCGGAGACAATGGCTCGAAATATTCATGGCACTTAACAGGATTTACAAATGATTGGGATTATATGTGGGCACTTGACGAGGGAGACATGGCAAAATCAAACTCAATAGACGCAACAAAGTTCTGTAAGGCGTTCGTAAGGTTCTATAAGCGTTGTATTGAATGTTATGGATATGTTGAGTGGATATTCTGCGACAGTGCTTCTAATACGTTGATAAACACGCTTAGAGCTTATTTTTACGCCGAAGGATTAGACGGAAGTATAATTGCACCGGTCAAAAAAAATGAACTTACAGACCGTCCTATAACGGTTGATAGCTTACTTGTTACAGGTAGATTGAAGATAGAAGAACATTGTAAGAATTTAATAAACGCATTGAGCGAATTAGTATGGGATGAAAAGAAAGACATTCCAAAAGATGAGAACGTAAACAATATCAATGATGATTGGGATTCGTTCTGCTATACATTTATCACACATAGTGGATATATAGATTTAAGGAGGTAAGAAATAGAAACATCTAACACACGTAATCCGTGGTTTCAGAATTACCTAAACGATAGAGGGTATTATGTAGATACAAATGCAATTCAAATTATTGAATTGTGCAATAAGTGGTATACAAATACCGAAACAGAATTTCATACGGCATACACCTTGAACAATGAGGAATACACATTGGATAAAACAGACTTTGCAAAACGTTTATGCGAGGATGACGCAAACCTAATTGAAATCCTAGATATAAACGCTACAGAGGACAGTACTACAAATGACATTATTTCAGACATTCTAACAAAGAATAGGTTTGATGTAATGTATAGGAAACAAGTTGAGCAAATGTCTGCAAACGGTACAGTAGGAGCTTATGTAACGGTATCAAATGCCGAAATCTATGAAGATGGTAGTTTCAGTGGGGGAGAAATCAGAATCAATTATTGTGATTCAATGAATATCCTTCCATTAACTGTTATTAATGATGAAATTGTTGAAGTTGCTTTCGTTGGAGTTAATTATGAGAAATTGAAAAAGGTATATGTCTTAGTCATGTTCTTAAAAGGACAAGATGAAAGATATATCGCAGAAACACATTACTTTAAAGATACAGGCGAAGAAATAAAAGACCGTGCTCAAATTGTTCAATTAGATGTGGTCAAGCCGTTTGCAATTATGAGAAACGCAAAAGTAAATAACTTGCAAATGCAAGGGTACGGCTTACCTAAGATTTGGAGTGCGATTGCTCCATTAAAAACAATTGATTTAACAATGACAATGTGGAATAGAGATTTATTGAAATCGGATAAAATCGTTCTTGTGAATGAAGCATTAATGCATAAGGACAAGAATGGAAATGTAAAGACCAACCCACAACTCAAGAATATATTTGTTCAGCTAGGCAGAGATAAGTTACCGGAAGAAAAAGCGTTATGGCAAGAATATAATCCTACAGTTAGAACGAATGAGGTTGTTCAGTCGTTAGAAACTGCGTTAAGTATTCTATCCATGATGTTTGGATTCGGTACAAAGAAATACACATTTGAAAGTGGAAGAATCGTAACGGCTACAGAATATATCGGTGAGAATCAAGACGCTATGAAAGAAGTAAACTCACAACGAAAAGAATCTACTGCATATATTCAAGATATCATTCAAGCAATAGCGTATTTCTATGAATTAACACAAGGCAGAAAGCTTAATATTAATTCATTAGATATTGCTATTGATTATGACGATACATATATCGAGGATAAACAAAGTACCACACAAGCGTTACGAAATGATGCACTTACATTCGATATTCCAAGATTAAAAATCATGTACTTCATGAAGCAATACGGCTTTACTGAAGAAGAAGCCAAAGAATTATTAAATGAAGAAATTCAAGATGATGGAGAGGAGGATGAAGAAGAATAGCAACTACATATTTTCCATTCGTCTCAAGAAATGGCGATAGATTAGTATTATATGACGCTTTCAGAAGATTGTTCTCAAGCTACTTCACAAATGGTGTGTTCGTAGATGATTCTAGTTCAGACCATTTGAGAGTTGAGAAAGCTCAAGGCTTAACATTAACAGTTAAAGCAGGACGAGCAAATATTAACGGAGCGTTCTATTGGCAGAAAGATGACGAAACCATCACATTAGAAAAGAATAGTGCAACTAAAAGTTACAATATCATTCTTAGATTGAATGATAATGACGCATACAGAAATATCACATTGATTGCTAGTGATATTAATAATGGAATTACAAGAAGTGATTCTATTTACGATTTAGTACTAGCTACAGTCACGGTTACAGGTAATTCAAGTGAAGTCAAGGGTTCAGATATTACAGATACAAGATTAGATTCTACACGTTGTGGAGCAGTTACAAGCACTATTAAGAGCGTACAATCATTAGATTTATTCACACAAGTAACGGAGTTATTTAAAGAAATCAAGGCTCAGAATGAATCTGAAATGAACGCAAATAGAACAGAATTTAATGATTGGTTTGAAACTGTAAAAGATACGTTAGACGCAAATACGGCAGGAAAGTTATCAAATAGAATTTCAAACATTGAAAAGATGATTATGGAGAATCATTTCACCACAATCTTATTAACAGAAGATGGAACACTAGTGGATGAGAATGGTCATGAGATTCTAGCAGATTGGGCGTATGAAGTTGATAAAGGTGAAGTAGGCAAAGATTGGACTTACAAGGTGAAATCATGAGACAAGGAACTACGCCAACAATTCAAATCACAATAAATGATATTGATTTAAACGAAATGCAGAACATTTATGTTGTATTTGAACAGAACGGATATATCTTAAAAAAAGAATCAAGTGATTTAAACATTGAAGGAAATGTTATTTCAGTCTTATTAAGCCAAGAAGAAACGCTCAATTTCAAAGAAGGAACTTGTAACATTCAATTAAGGATGATTACAAGTGAAGGAGTTGCAATTGCTTCTCCAATCAAAACAACAAAAGTTTACAGGGTATTAAATAAGGAAGTGATTACATGATTCTTATGAATGATATTCAAATGAATATACAAGATGAATCAGACAAGCTTCAAATTGAAATCAATGAAGATAAAGAATTAATTTCTTTAGGTTTAGATGAGAAGTTTATTGAAGGAACAAATGATTACAATAAGCTAAAGAATAAACCTAAGCTAAATGGCAATGAAATTATTGGTGAAGTTGAAGAAATTGACCCTACCGTACCTTTATGGGCGAAAGCAGAAACAAGACCGGTATATACTCCGGAAGATGTGGGGGCTATGGCGGAAGGTTCGGTTACATCTGTATCTATTGAAGAATTAGATGAGCTTTGGAATAGTTTATAGGAGGAAAAAGAATAGCTATTGAATATTTAGACAAGAGTGGATTGACTCTATTAATTGGTAAAATTAAATCTGCATTAAGTGGAAAAGTTGATGCGGTAAGTGGCAAAGGCTTATCGACAAATGACTACACAACCGCAGAAAAAAGCAAATTAAGTGGTATTGCAAGTGGCGCTCAAGCTAACGTAATTGAGTCTGTAAAAGTAAACGGAACGGCATTAGTGCCAAGTTCAAAAGCCGTTGACGTTTCAGTACCGACAAAGGTATCGCAATTAACAAATGACAGTGGTTTCCAAAATGCTACACAAGTAAATACAACGATTGTCGGAAAAGGATATCAAACGCAATCTCAAGTACAATCGTTGATTAATTCGGCAGTAGGAAACATTACATCCATTAGATATGAAAAGGTAAGTTCATTACCTGCTACAGGTTCAAACGGTGTAATTTATTTGGTTGCGCATACACATGGAACGCAAGATATTTATGATGAATACATTTGGATTTCAGACAGTAAGGCATTTGAAAAGATTGGTAGTACAGACATTGATTTATCGGCATATGTTAAGAAATCAGAATTAACTGCGATTACAACAAACGAATTAAATACAATGTGGGGTTAGTATATGTCTTTTGTATTCAAAGACAAAGCTTCTATTCAATGGCTTGTCGATAGGATAAAGTCTGTAACCACATCACATAACGCATTGAATCAAATGGTTATGAATAACCACTTTACCACAAATCTAAATGCTACAAGCTCTCAAGATTTAGTGGATGAAAAAGGAAACACAATCTTAGCCGATTGGTCTTACGAAGTAGCAAGTGGAGAGGTCGGCACGGATTGGAAATATAAAATCAAGGAGGAATAACATGGCAGGAAAACAAGTTACAGAGCTAGATGCATTGCCTAGCTTTACAGACACAACCTTATTGCCTGCTCATAATGGAGCAGGATTAAAAAAAGGAACATTAACGCAATTAGTGAATTATTTAGGGGCGAAATTTAGCAACCCAAATTTACTAATCAACCCAAACTTTAAAATCAATATCAAAGGAAAAAGCTCTTATACAAGTGGGTATTCGGTTGATAGATGGAAAATTGCAAACGCAACTTTAAATGCTAGTACATTGGTACTTACAAATCCTAACAGTGTAGGTGGAACATTCTTACAATCTTTAGAACATAAACCTACAGGAACATTTACGGTGACATTAAATGTTGCAAGTGTCACAGGAGCAATTAAATTTGCATGGCAAGACGGAAGTACTTATAAGACTGGTGTAGCAATTTCAAAAGGAGTAAACACATATACATTTACGGCTTCAAGCTTAACGTGGGTTGGTATTGAAATTGCCAAAGGGGCTTCAGTTCAATTAAGCTATATGAAACTAGAAGAAGGCTCAGTGGCTACAGAATATGTAGAGCCGAATGGAAGTGAAGAGTATGTGAAATGCCTTTGGTATAACAGACCTATCACAGGATTAAGAAGTGGATATCTTCACGGAAACAAAATTTATTTAAGTGTTCCGGAGTGCGCTTCAATGAGAATAAGTACTCCAACGCCTAAAGAATTCAATTTGGCAGGTTGGATTTACATCGGAAATAGCATGATTACCGTAAACAAATCCGATATCACGGCAGTAACATTGGATGAATATAAAGAGTTGGTATTAACACCTACATCTGCATTAGCACAAACACTAACAAATAAAGGCTATAAGAATATTTCGTATGTAATCAATAATGGTGGTGTAGTTCAATTAGACGCAGAGATTTATTAGGAGGAACTATGGGAAACGAATATAAAGTATATGTATCACTACAAGATGGGTATATCACATCTATTAATTCAGAAATCTTTTTATCACAAGAAGAAATTCAATCAATGACAGAGATTGACCAAGGACAAGGCGACAAATACGCTCATGCTCAAGGTTTGTATCTAGAAAAAGAGTTAGTTGATAAATACGGTCGATATAACTACAAATATGTAAATGGTAAGGTGGTTGAGGTTGCAGAAGAAGATAAGCCGACAATTGAAGAACCAAAAGCAGTACCGACTGAGCAAGATAAGATTAACGCACAATTAATGTTACAGATTGCACAATTAAAAGCTCAATTGAATGGGGTGAAATAACATGAGTTATGAATTAATTAAATCGTATTATGAATTAGGCTTATTTACAAAGAGTGATTTAGAAATCTTTGCTTCTATTGGATGGATTACAGAGAATCAGAGAAAAGAATTAATTAAATAGGCATTAAAAGCGTTTTAAAGGGCATTTAAGCCCTTTTTCTATAGGGGGTATATAAATGTTAAGTGAAGAAGAACAAAGGGAACAAGAGCGTGAAAAAAGACAAGAAGAAAGGAAGCAAGAACGCCTACAAAGGCAAATTGAGAAAAGAAGAAAACTTGAAGAAAGAGAAAGAAAAAGTGTAAAGCGTGCTAGTGTATTTGAATTAGGAATGATGATATTCGTATCTAATAAAATTCGTGAAGTTTTGGAAAAAGGTACTGAAGAAAATGCAAATCTTAATACGATATTAGCGAAATCACTAGTAGAATTGCGTAAATTTACGAAATCAGAATCAAAAAAGCTTAAAAAAGATGTGATTAAAGAATCTAAAAAGGATTTTGAAGAAAATAAGCAAGGAACACTTGATTTAATCAAAGAAGCAAGTGGGAAACCTATCAAAAATAAGCTAAAGATAGATTTATATATCAGTCCACAAAATGACACTTCAAAGCGTTGGAAGAAATACATTAAATCAAGTGCGAACACGTATGCAATCGGTAAAGATAAACTACCGGTATTCTTTACAAAGGTAGTTCAAGAAGAGATTAAAAATGTAGTAGGCGGTAAATGCACAATTGATGATTCTTGCAGAAAAGCTATCTCGAAATTAGCATACAGTGGCGTAAAGATTGTTGAATATGATACAGGAGTTAAAAGAAATGTGGACGTATGGGTAAGACAACAAATGCAGTACGCAGAAAAGGAATCATCGCAAGAAATTAACAATAAATGTGCAAAAGATATGGGAGTTACTGTATTTGAGTTTGACGCTCACGCAAATGCACGTCCAAGTCATAAGAAATGGCAAGGGAAACGATACGATACGCAAGGGAAACTATATCCTAGCTTGTATCAGTTAACGCATGGAGAAGAAAAAGACTATGGATGTAGACACTTTGCTCAACCGGTTTGGGATGTTGATATGCCGTATGCCTACACAAAAGAGCAGTTAAAGAATATTGATACAAAACCTTTCATGTTTCAAGGAAAAGAATATGAAGGATATGACGCTAGACAATACCAAAGAGAATTAGAAAGAAATATCAGAGCATTGAAAAGGGAAGTAATCTTATTGGACAATCAAGGATTAGGAAGTACAGAAGCAAAAATTAAGCTAAAACACGCAAATGCAACGTATAAAGCTTTTAGTTCTGAAATGGGAGATAGAGTTCACAACGATAGGCTTAGAATTGGCTAAAACGCTCACATTGTGAGCTATTATTCAAGCTAAAATATAGTTAGCCAAAACCATACCGGAGAAGATTCGGTTTACAAATGACTTTAGGAGGGCAAATGAAAAACATTATTGAAATTTTAAAAGAATCAAACATTGAATTAACCAAAGAACAAGAGGAATCAATTACAAAGCTAGTAAATGACAACTATAAGACGATTGCAGAGTTCGACAAGCAGAAAGAAAAGCTATCTTTAGCAGAGAACAACGCAAAGGAAATTCAAACAAAGTTTGATGATTTCAAGAAAAGCTATGATGGAGTTGATGTAGAAGAATTGAGAAATAAAATCAATACATTGACGAATGATATTGACACTCAAAAGACAAGCTACGAAACTCAGATTAGCAAAATGAATCTTGATTCCGTATTAAGCGCAAAGGCTAAAGAATACGGATGTAAGGATTTCGATTTAGCAAAATCACAATTCAACTATGATGATTTACTGAAATCAAAAGACCAAACAAATGATATTGACAAAGCTTTCAAGACTTTGAAAGAAAACAAGCCAATCTTATTTGAAGAAAAACAAAATGAGCCTACTGCTAAAGGCAATATCGTTGGAAGCAGTGGACAAGGAGAGAACCCAAACGCCGAAGATTTATTGCTTCGTCAAGTAATGGGTTTAACTACAGAAAAGAAATAAGGAGGATATAATTAATAGCAAATGAAATTGCATTGGCTAAAACGTATGTCTCTAATCTAGATGAGGTATATAAGTTAGCTTCAGTAACAGGCGATTTAAATGCGGACGCTACAATGGTAAGAGCAGGAGCAAACGCAAAAGAAATCATCTATCCACAAATTTCAGTCAAAGGTTTAGGAAACTACGATAGAAATAGCGGATATACATCAAATTCAGTTAAATTAGAATGGAAGACTGCTACATTTGATTACGATAGAGGAACAAAGATTGCAGTTGATACACAAGATAACGCAGAATCAATGAATATTGCATTCGGTATGGCAGGAGCGGAATTAATGCGTACAAAGGTAGCGCCGGAAGCAGACGCTTACACATTTGCTAAGATTGCCGGTACAACAGGAATTACAAAGGTTTCAGAAGATTATGAAGGAGCACAAGCATTCTTAGACGCATTATTAACGGCCGTTAATAAAATGGATGAAGATGAAGTTCCTAGCGAACAACGTATCTTGTATTCAACACCTACATTGTTAAATAGCGTTAAGGCATTAGATACGTATAAATCACGTGAAGCTTTACAAGGATTCGCAAAGGTAGTTCCTGTACCTTCAACACGTTTCTATACAAAGATTAAATTGTTGAGCGGAGCAGATACAGAAACAGATGGTGGATTTGAAAAAGCGGAAGATGGACACGCAATCAATTTCTTAATTGTTCACAAACCTGCCGTTATGAAGTGGGATAAACACACTGTTTCAAATGTAATTCCTGCAAGCAATAACATTGAATCAGATTCAGATGTATTGAAATATCGTAAGTATGGAATCGTTGATGTATATGCAAATAAGGTAGCAGGTATCTACTTATCTGCTAGTGCGAAGTAATGGCAGTGGCAATCGGTTGGGGTTACCCTTCTATCACTAAAGAGGTTGAAGAACCTACAGTTAATGAAGAAGTAAAAGAAGAACCCACAGAAGAAAAAGAGGAAGCTAAACCTCAAAAAAAGAAAAAGTAGCATAAAAAGGGGGTTGTAAAATGAACAACATTTTAGATTGGGAATATTACAATTCCCATTTTCCTAAATTCGATGAAAATCAATTCAATCAGTATTCTTACAAAGCGGAAGCAATGGTATTGAAGTATGTGAATGTTGATTCTATTAACGAACAGAACGAAGATACTTTAAAAGATTGTATTTGCGATGTCTTAAACAATGTAATCTTTCAAGATTCAATTGATGGTGTATCAAGTATCTCAAATGGTGGATATTCCAAAAGCTTTATAAACGCTTCACACACGGATAAAAGGAACACGCTTGAGGATATCATATCCTTTTGGTTAGGTGATACAGATTTAATGAAAGAAAGATGGATTGCATTATGATAGGATTCTTTGAAGATTCAATCACACTTGTGAACCACTACTATGATACATTGACAAGAGAAGATAGGTTTCAAGCTTCTATTCTTGATAAATGTATGTGGAGACAATCAACGGTTAGAACTGCAAACGGTAATATTCTGAGCATAGCCACATCCACAAATATTACCATTCTATATCGTGAGGGATATGTTGAACCTTACGCATATGCAAAACTTTCAAACGATGAGAAACAAAAACACTTCACATTAAATACAGATAAAACCGATTTCGTATTCTTTGGAGAAGTAGAAGAAGATTTATCTAGTATTAAAGCAATAAATGAAGCTAAAAAGAAATACAAATGGACAACGATTCAAAGTGTTACAGATTGTACGAATGTCGATATGTTGAAACATTGGGAGGTTGTCGGTCAATAGGAATAAAAGTCAAACTTGATGTTGAATCAATTCCCCAAATTAAGCAATCAAGAGGACTTGAAGAACGTGGACGAGTGCAACAAATGATTGACTCTGAAGTCATTAGGCTTATGACCCCCTATACGCCTAGAGATACCGGAGCATTGATTAACTCGGCTACAAGAAACACTCAAATCGGTAGCGGATTAGTAAAGCAAGGTGGACCAAGTGCTCCATATGCAAGACGTTGGTATTACAACAAAGAGGGTGCTCATTTCGTTTGTGGTAAAACAGACCACTGGTTTGAAAAAGCTATGCGAAATGGTGGAGCAGAAACAATCTTGAAGAAAGCACAACAAATGATAGGAGACGGAGAATGACAGTATCAAAAGCATTGATTCAATGGCTATATGGATATGGAAATATACAGATAGATGAACGTATCGAAACGGATGTATTAGCGCAACAAGCTATTTCTTATGCATTGTATAAAGAACCCAATGCAATTGTAGATACATACATTGACGGCTCTCAAATGCGTACTGAATACTACACGTTTCTAGCACGTAGGAATACACAAATTGAATCAGAAAGACAAGACAACAATGTTTTTCTAGAAGAATTAGAAAATTGGATTGATGAAAAGAATTTAAACGGAGAATTGCCACAACTAGACGGAAACAGATATTGCGAGGATGTTTCCGTTTCAAGTGGTTTATATCTATACACAAATGAGGATAGTCAAGCGGTATATGCGTTAACTATTCAAATCAAATACAGAAAGGAGCTTAATTAATAGCAACTACAGGAACTGAAGTTAATACAGGACAGACGGTCAAAAAGTATATGATTGGATTGTTCTTGGAAATGGGAACAGGTTATAAGCGAATTAAGAAATCTACAACTTTAGATATTTCATTTAACAGTGAAACTGAAACGTATGATTTTATCGCAGATAAGAATCCGACGGAATCATTAAAGAGTTATTCACCTCAGATTTCACAAGATTTAACAATGATTAAAGGTGAAGATGACTTTGAATATATTTACGAACAGA